CAAAAGGGAAAAGAACATTATAGCCTTGTAGTTTCTTAAATCTTGCTGTAAATTCTGCTTTAGTAATTGTAAATGCGTGTCCCAAATGCAATCTACCGTTCATGTAAGGATAAGGAAAAGTTACGAAATATTTTGGTTTAGTAGCATCTGCATTAACATCGTTTTGGTGAGTCCATTTTTCTTGTACCTCTTTTTGAATATTTTGAAAATATTTAAGTTTTTTGTTAAAATCCATTTATTAAATAAAATAACATCTTTTTATATACCTAATTGAATAGGATTATAAAAAAATCTAAGTTATCGTCTTACGACTTATAAGGAACTCTGTTATACCAGATGTGGGAGTCGCACCCACCTTCACGGGGTTTAAGTCCGTTGCATAAACTGATCTGCCAATCCGGTTTATTATTTTTTAACTCATCTTTAACTTAATATATATAAACGATATATCTTTAAATGTTTTTTATAATATATATTAATAATGTTTTGTTGTTGTACTAGAAAAGATAATAGATTTAAATACCAACCACTAAGAGTAATTCAAATTGATATTCAAAAAGAAATAAAAAAAAATAATAATACTAAAGAAATTAAAAAAAATCAATTACCACCATTACCAGAATCCGATGAAGATACCGAAGATGAATAATTAGTTTTACTTACTTGACTATATAATAAATCCAATAAAACTAGTGCAGCCATTGATTCAACAATTGGTATAGCTCTAGGAACCACACAAGGGTCGTGTCTACCTTTAGCCTTGAGAATAATTTCATCACCACTTAAATTAGATGTTTTTTGGTCCATTAAAATTGTGGCAGGTGGTTTAAAAGCTACAGAAAAATAAATATCTTCTCCATTTGAAATACCACCAATGACTCCACCGTTATTATTAGTTTCGGTATAAAAATCAGCATTATCAAATAACCAGGGGTCATTATGATTTGAACCATTCATTTCAACACATTTAAATCCGCTCCCAATTTCAAAACCTTTAGTTGCAGGAATAGATAACATTGCTCTTGCTAATTCTGCTTCTAATTTATTAAATACAGGTTCTCCTAATCCTCTAGGACAATTTCTAATAACACAAGAAACTTTTCCACCAACCGAATCCCCTTTATTTTTTAAATATAATATATGTTCTTCCATTTGTTGATTTATATTTTCATCTGGACATCTAGTTTTAAATTTGTCAACAATATTTCTTGAAATAGTTTTAGTATTTATATTATTTAATTTAATATTTCCAATTTGGCTTACATAAGCTATAATTTCTACCTTATGTAATTTTAAAATTTGTTCAGCTAATGCTCCTCCTATGACTCTTCCAATTGTTTCTCTAGCTGACGACCTTCCACCACCAGATGCAGCGTGAATTCCATATTTCCATAAATAGGTAAAATCCGCATGAGAGGGTCTAGGAATTAATTCATGTTGTTTATAATCTTCGGGTTTGGTATCTTGATTAGGAACCATAAAACAAATAGGACTGCCTAAACTTTTACCATTTTCAGTTCCAGATAAAACAGTAAAAGTATCTGATTCACTTCTAGGAGTTGTGATATCAGATTGACCAGGTTTTCTTCGGTTTAATTGGGTTTGAATTGCGTCAAAATCAATAGCAAAATTAGAAGGAAAATTATCAACTAAAACTCCTACTGCTTTGCTATGGGATTCACCAAAAGTTGTAATTTTAAATATATTACCAAATGTACTCATTAAATTATTAATAAATATTCTTTTATATGAAAAAAAATGCAATAAAGAAAATTTATTAAATATATATTATAACTAATGTGTGGCATTTGGAGTTTTCTTAAATTATCTAATATAAGATTTAATCAAGAGATATCAAAAAAACTATTTCAGGACTTTATGGAACTTGAAAAGAGAGGACCAGAACATTCTTGTTTAAAAATTTATAAACCTTACAATCCTAAAGGGCCTAAAGAAGTATGGATTGGACACCATCGTTTATCTATTATTGATCCATCGGTTACAAGTGATCAACCTTTTGTGATCAGACAACCTAATAGAACTATTGTTTTTATTTGCAATGGTGAAATTTATAACTTTAAAGAATTAATTGAACAATTTGATTTGAAATTAACTAAAAATAGTGATTGTATGACTATCCCTGAACTTTATTCTATTATGGAACCAGAAGAGTTTTTGAAACTATTTGAGCATACTATCAAAGGTGAATTTGCTTTTCTATTGTATGAATTTGATGAAATGATGATTTTAAAAAAGTTAATAGCTGGAAGAGATCAAATTGGTATTCGCCCTCTTTATTATCATCCTGTAAGTAATAGTAATAATACGATGTTATTTTCATCTGAAGTGAAGGGGACAATTAATTATTCTTATGGTGAAGTTAAAGAATTTCCTCCAGGTAATTTAATTACCTATTCTTTTGATTATCACACTGGACAAATCTCAGATATCTTCAGTTATTCATTTAATTGGGTTTATAATACTATTGCTATTTTTGATGATAGTTCAGTAATAACTAAATCAATTAGAGATACTATAATTGAAGCTGTTAAGAGAAGATTAGTATCAGATAGAGAAATTGGATTTCTTTTGTCAGGTGGGGTTGATTCTAGTTTAGTCGCAGGTATTGCTGCTTCATTATCTAAATTTCCTATTCGCACATTTTGTTGTGGAATGAGTGAAGGAACTGATTTAATCTATGCAAGGAAGGTTGCAAAGCATATTAATTCTATTCACACTGAAGTATTATTTACACCAGAGGAAGCATTATCTGTTATTCCGGATGTGATTTATACAATTGAAAGTTGGGATACTACTACTGTTCGTGCATCGGTAGGACAATATTTAATTTCAAAATATATTGGAACAAAAACTGATATTAAAGTTGTTGGAGTTGGAGAAGGTCCCGATGAAGTTTGTTCATCTTATATGTTTAATTGGTCTGCACCATCTGCAGAAGCTCTTCATGAAACTGCATTAGAATATGTAGATAAAATTCATTATTTTGATAGTAAAAGAGGAGATAGATGTTTAGCAAGATGGGGATTAGAAGGGAGAGTTCCATTATTAGACCCAGAATTTATAGAAGCATATTGGAAAATTCCCGCAGAGTGGAGACTTCCAACTTATAAGAAAATGGAAAAGTGGTGGTTAAGAGAAGCTTTTGTTGATAGTAAAATTATTCCAGATGAAGTTTTATGGAGGAAGAAAGAAGCTTTCTCGGATGGAGTAAGTGGAAAAGAAAAATCTTGGTTTCAAATTATTCAAGAATATGTAGAAAATTTGGTAACAGACGATGAATTGAAAAATGCACCTGAAAAATATCCTTATCATACTCCAACAACTAAAGAAGCATATTATTATAGAAAACTTTTTTGTGCTTATTTTGATGAAAAAAATCAAAGGGTAATTCCTCATTATTGGCAACCAAAATGGGGATCCGATGGAAAAGAGATTACTGAGTATATTGACCCTTCAGCTAGGGTATTAAAAGTATACGAAAGTCATTAAAAAATATATTATCTAAATATATTATTATGGATAAGAAACCATTTTTTTCAGGCCCCTTTAATCCAAAATATAAAGATCTTAATTTATTTGATTCAGAACCAGTGGTTCATACAATAAAAGATTTTTATAATTTAAAATTTGAAAGAAATATAGAAAGAAAAAAACAATTACAGCTTCTTAAAAAATGTAAAAAAATAGAATTAAAAGATATTAAATTTTATAATTAAACTTATAAATATTTCCTAAGTTTAATTATATTAATGATACAAGATTATTTAATTATTTTATTGATATTATTATTTATAATTTATCTATTTAGGAAAAAATTTAAAAATACAATAGAAGATTTTAGTAATGATTATATATTACCAAAAACTATTTATGCTTTTTGGGATAATTATCAAGAAAATAAAATAATACAAGCCCATATGAATAATTGGAAGAAAAAATTAAAAGGTTGGAAAATTATTATGATTGATAAAAAGAATATTCACGATTATGTAGAACAAGAATTTATTGGAAAATATGCTTCTGGAACAATTGATTCTACTAGATTTTCTGATTTTTTAAGAGTTCATTTACTTCAAAATAATGGAGGATGTTGGTTAGATGCATCTATTTTAATTTCAGATGGAGAATTTTTAAATGACATATATATTGAAATGATTAAAAATAAATATGATGCTTGTTTTTATGAATATAAAGAACAAACAGTAGATAAAACTCAACCTCATATTGATAATTGGTTTATGATGGCTCCTAAAGGTAGTAAAATAATTACTGATTTATATAAGGAATTTGATAAAGCATTTGAAATGGGTTTTTTAGAGTATAAACAAAATGTTCTAATCCCAAGTAAAATTAATTTAATTAATACTTTAGGTTATGAAGAAAATACATATTTGATGCAACATGCTATATTTCATTATTTATTCAAAACAGGTAATAAATATAATATTTTATTAAAAGATGCATCTGAAAGTATGTATAAGATTCAAACATTATTTAATTGGAATTCTGAAGCAACAATTAAATTTATTTTGGATAATAATGTTTGGGATAACATATATGCTATAAAATTAACTAAAGGAGATAGAAATGCAATTAGTAATAAAAGAGCATATATAAAAAAATTGCTATCATTATAAAAAATTGAAACTATCATTGAATAAATAGAAATAGTATTTATTTAATGCCTATAACTTTAATTAACTTCTTACTATTAATAGCACCAATAATATTTATAACTTGTATAATATTCTTCTTGAGTGATAATATGAATTATAAAAAATTAAAAGATAGTATAACTGAAATTATTTTTATTGCTAATTTTATTCAGAATATTGAAACTGGTATGAATTATTCTAATTGTGAAAATAATTTAGATAAATTTACTGATAAAATTACACCCAATTTAAAATTAAGATATAATCAATATTTATTTTTGCATTATATAGAAAAATTAGAAATAATTCAAGATAAATGGGATTATTACAATAATAATAAATTATTTAATAATTCCGATATAAAGTGTCCATATATTGTTGCGTATCAAATTAGAGAGCTATTAAATATTTCTATTAATGACGATGTGTGGTTAAATAAGGATGAGAGAGAATGTTTAAAAAATAATAAGGATTTAGTTTTAGCAGAAGATTCGGATAGCGATTAATTTGTTTTTAAATTAACAAAAACAGTTTTCTTTAATACATAAATTGCAATTAAAAGTATTATTACTATAATAACACTATAAACTATATCAATTATTGTTATTAAATTTTTAATTGGTAATTCATATTTTAAATCTTTTAATTCCTTCTTACAAAATTCAACTGCATTTTGAACTGCTGATTCTATAGAAGTAAAACTATATAAACTATTTCCATTGTAAATACCAACTGCATGTAAATTACTAAAACTATCACTGGTGTCTTTTATAAATTTATTATCGGTTGTTACTACATAAGCAGTATCTAAATTAATCCAATTAGAACCATCTCTAACTACATTTGGTGACATTATAACTAAATCAGGAGGTGGGAACGTTTTTAATTCTTCCTTTACATACTCAATAATCTCATTAATAGTACATTCATGTGCAGTTTTTCCATATTTATTTTTTCTTTCTGGAAAAGTTAATGTTATACTAATTACTGTTTTAGAAGGTTCATCACTAAAATCCATATAGTTAGATAAAATAATATATGCAATTCCCCAAGGAGTTCTTGGAAATCCTGCTTTCTTAGGTAAATCTATTTTGTTATAGTAATGAAATGTTAAAGGTATATAATCAAAATAACTATTTCTAGTTTTCCATAATTTTAAATCATTAATATTAGTAAATGCATTTTCAACTCCAGGAGAATTTTTAATAAGATTATAAAGTGGTTTAGGAGGAATTGTTAAAATTATTTTTTTCCCTTTAATAGTACTTATTAATTGTTCTTGAGACACAACAACACTAGTTATTTTTTTATTAATATTAGATATTAATTGAATTACAGTACACATTTTCATTATTGTTACATTGCCAGTTTCTATTAATTTATCTTCCCATTTTTTAATAAATCCTTTATCGTTTGGTTTTCTAGGTTGATATAATTTATATAAAATTTGTTGATTTGCTAATTGTAAAAATTGATACAATGTATAGTTTTCGTGAGATGCGCCATCAGTTAATCTACATAATCTTTCAATATAATCAATAGAACCTTTCGTAAAATTATTATCTTCACAAAATTTTTTAATTGATATATTTTTACCATAATCGCTATTGATAAATAAATTAGCAAATGCTTTCAAAAAACTAAACTGTTCAGTATAGTTAAAAGAATTTGTAGGAGTCTTTTTACCTACTTTAGTTATAGATGTTTTATATTCTACAAAATAATCATTAAAATCAATATCCATATCTTTTAATAATGCAATTAACATTAAATAACTATTTGAATAAACTCTTGGTCCGTGTTCAGAAAAAAATCCATTAACACGATGAACTCTATGACAACCTCCCAAACTTTCTTCATCTTCAATTAATAATATCTTTCTTGTCTTATCTTCTAATAACCAGGCTAAGGTCATACCAGTGGGTCCACCACCGACAATAATATAATCATATTCCATTAATAATATGAATAAAATAAATTTATTCATATTTTAAATCATTTTTATTTTTTCTAATTTTTTTTCATTTTTCTAGTACGCCAATAATCGTCGCCATAATTTATAAATATCTCTTCACCTTTTTTAATATTTTTAGTTGCTTTAATTACAAGTTGATTTTCGTTTAATATTTCCCAATCTGCATTATTGTCATCTAAATGATTATACATTGAACAATATCCAAAAGCAATTAAACTATAATCATCATCATATTCAAAAATATAATCTTCTATTTTACCTGCAATTCCATCATTCTCTTGTTTAATACAAGGACATAATTCTAAAATATCACCTGGCACATAATCTTTAGAAGCCATAACTCCTCTCTCTCCAACTTTTGATGTTTGGATGAGATCTGTCGAAAATGAATAAGGGTATTCGGTATTTTCAAATGATTCAGAACATTGAAAATTTATGAAAAATAAAATTATTAAAATAATTATTAATAATAAAAACATTCTATATAATAACCTATATATTAATATTTTCATTTAAAAAAATATTAATATTTTAATTAATGGATATATATGATGAAGAAATGGTTAATGTTGATAAAAATAGTATAATAAAATATTTATGTCAAAGAGATTTATTAAAAAATTATTTTCCGAAAGACCAAATAATCAAATATTTAAAAGATTTAAATTATTATAGTATTGATACAGATAAAGAAGTTAAAAAATATTTAATAAATAATTTATGTAAAATAATTTCAGATAAATTAGAGTATGATTTCTATTCAAATATAAATGAAAAAAATATAGCAGAAATATTAGAAGAGATAAAATCTAGTAATGACTACAAAAAATTTGTTACACAAATTAATAAAAATGTTGAAAGAGGTTTTGTATTGTCTAAATTTATATCAGATTGTAACAATATATTAAATTTTTATAATGCTTTAACATTAGAAGAATTGAATAAATTAAATTATTAAGTAAATGTCCATTTAAATAAACCTTTATTTACTTCAGGATAAATATTCATTCTACCAAATTTAGGTGTATTTACTATAGGATTATTTAAATAAATTTTAGAATGAAGAGAAATTAACCAATTAATTGCATCGTGTACATTTTTTACTTTCTTAAAAAATGATCCAAAAGCATCTGCTGTTTCAGGTACACCATAAGAATAAGAAGGAACTTGTGTACTAAACCAACTTTTTTCATCAACATTATTGAAAGACCCATAAATATTAACAGATGCTTTAGGGTCTTGATAATGCGCAGTGGTTCTCATAAATAAATATAAATATCTTAAATCATGAGAAATATTTTTATTTGCAGGAATTATAAAATATTCTTTTAAAGGTGAAGAATAATTTCCTTTATCATCTCTATCAAAATATAATCCAGAATTAGTTTTACACATTGATGGATGTGATAAATATCTACATTTATTTATACTACATCCAACATTAGCAAAATGTTTAGAATCAATAGTACTTCCAAATTTTCTACAATCAATATGAGATCTTCCATAGTCTAAAATTACTGGGATAAAATGAGTATTAATATCATACTGTTTACCATTGATATGATATACAATTAAAATTGTTTTACCTTCTGGTACAGGTACAAATGTCACATTACCAGTGTGAAGATCATAATGAGTATAAATATCTTTTAATCCACTTAATGCAGCATAAACTTGAAATAATATATTAAATGCTTCTGTATTTTTATTAGTTAGAAAAGCTTGGGAACGAAGGACTTGTTCAAGGCTCATACTGTTTGGTATCCATTGAAGCCAAATTGAAGAATTACTGTTATTAGCACAACCAGCTTCTATATTGTTTGCTTGTGATTCATAACCTTCATTTATTTTTTTAACTGTAACATTTGCTTTAAAATCAGCTACATTATTATAATCACCCATAATTTTTGGTTTAAATGCTGGGTTGACATTTAAAAAATCAAAAGTATATACAAAATTTGGAAAGCAACTTTTAATTTTATTTATACATCTACCAACGGTAAATTCATAATAATTATTATCTGCATTTTGATTTTGACTTGTTTTCATTGCTATTAATAACTGTCTGTTATCGTGGCTATTACTAAATGTTAATTTATTAATAAATCCATTTGCACTAGCAGTTCCAATACGTTTAATTGGACTTTGTAAATTTGTTAAATTACTATACTTTTGAAGTATATGATCTCTTGATTTATTAAAGTTAAAGAAAAATTCTAAATTATCATCAGTAATTGGTTTATGTTGAATTGGTGGTAAAGGAACTGGTGGTAAAGGAACTGGTGGTAAAGGAACTGGTGGTAAAGGAACTGGTTTTACTGGCTGTGCTGGTTGTATTAGTTGTGCTGGTTTATTTATTATAGGTACATTTGGATTTGCTAAACCAATATTTTTTTGATGTGATGGATCTTCTAATCCAGAAGGATTTATAATTGCTACATCTTTTTTTAGTGGTGATGGTGGACGAACTACATTAGATGTAATAGAAGTTCCTTCTTTTGTTATACAAAAATCAATAAGTTGTTTAGAATATCCGTTTTTCTGTGAAACAATTAATAAATCTTCATATTCTTTTTTAGTTAAAGTTTTCTTGTTTCCAATATGACTAAATAAAAATTTATGACAAGAAGAAACAACATTGGGTGGAGGAGGAACAACTGGTTTATTAGAGATTACTGGATGAGGGGCAACTGGTTTATTAGAGATTACTGGATGAGGGGCAACTGGTTTATTAGGTGCTACTGGATGAGGGGCAACTGGTTTATTAGGTGCTACTGGATGAGGTGCTACTGGATGAGGTGCTACTGGATGAGGTGCTACTGGATGAGGTGCTACTGGATGAGGTGCTACTGGATGAGGTGCTACTGGATGAGGTGCTACTGGATG